GAACCAATTGATAGATCAGTGCCATCTCGAGGAGTGTACCGATACCACCGGGAGTAATGATGAAGGCATCACACTCAGAGAACATCTTCAGACGAGAGAAGAACTCTTTATGCTTGTCATACTGCTGAACATGCTCATTCACTGCCTCCTCAAAGGGCAGGTAGATTGCCTCAGCAACGGAACACAAGTCACCATCAGCACATGCCTCTTTGGCACCTTGGTTTGCTGCTTCCATTGAACCAGGGCCACCGCCAGTCACAATCTGCCAACCATCTTCCGACAGTTCGCGTGCCATGCGGCGGATGCTGTTGTACAGCGGGCCGTCCTTTTCAGTACGGGCGGATCCCCAGATGGCAACACGCTTCTTGCGAGGAGCGTCGTTACTAGTAGGAGGGGCGGGATCGCCTTCGCAGACCATGGCGCCGTCCTTATTCAGATGGCAGTTAAATTGATCAGCGAGTCGTTCATGCATACCCATAGTCATAATACCTCTTTATTCATACATATATGATAACCTCCAAGACAGGTTTGTGTCAAGGGTGTTAACCGAACTTATTAGAACCCCATGGGTCCTTTTGCCTCCTCTGCACGGATCTTCAGCACAACACCACTGAGTGCCTCCATAACCTTGAGTACCTCCTCAGGTTTAGAATCGCGACCCAGTTCCTTGGCAACATACCAGTACTTGGGCCAGAACTCATCACCGGCATCAATATACTCTTGGAGTGTGATGGGTTTGCTCATGATTCAGTCTCGGTAGCGACCAATGCATCCAGTTTAGCATCAAGGTCTGCGATCATCGAACGGATCTCAACAATTCGTGCGGGAACACAGACAGGATCCTCAGTGTATCCAGTTTGCTCATCAACGAGCATAAGCAACATGGCAACTGCCTGTTCTTTGGTGAGTTCAAGATTGATCATTTTGATTCATTAGTTGGTGGGCAAGTTTGTCGCGAAGTTCTTCACAGCGAGCAATATCATACTGCTGGAAGTTACCGCGCTTCTCTACATGTTTGTAGTAATGGATGGCATTCTGGAGGATGGTGAAATCCTCCATAGTTAGTTCAAACCTCAAAGATCACCCTCCTTACGGTTCTCACTGTAGAAGGCGTCAAATGATCCACCCGGATAGCGCTTCTGCAGTTTCTCTACGTTCATCTGGACGATCTCTTCGATGGGGGTATCCAGTGCCATCAGAACCTGCATGACATACCACATCACGTCACCCATCTCACGCTTCATATGGAAGATGGTTTCTTCATTCGCAGGTTTGCCCTGGAAGATCAACTTCTTAACGATCTCCATGAGTTCACCTGCTTCAGCAGACAGACCCACAGCACCGGTCAGAAGACGCTCGATGTTAACACCTTGCTCTGCAAGTGCAGTCAGGCGGTCATGGAATGCCATGAAGTCACGAGACTCTGCGCTGGTCACCGCGTCGACGAACTCAGCGTAACGTGCGAAGTCAATTTGCTTTGTCATAATCAGAAGGAGAAGTCAGCGAAGGATGTTTTCTTTTGGAACTTAGGTTCGGATTCATTATAAGAGGTAACTGCTGCCTCGTCAATGAGTTCTGGTTGGGATGATTGCTCGACATCATAAAGACGCATCTTTGCACGGTCGATACCGACAACGAACTTGCGATACTTAGCGGGATCGTTGTAACGGTTCTTGAGTTGCTTAACCATAATCTGTCCCATCTGCTCCAGTTCCTCAGAGGAGATAAGGGCAAACATAAGGTCAGCAGTAGCAGGCAGACCGAACGATTCGGATGTGTCTGTCAGACTCACGTCCGAGTTCTGATATCCACCGCGAGTCGTCTGAGTGGCACTGACGATCGGAAGGTTGTGCTTGCCTGCAAGTCCACGAAGTTCTTCGGCAATTGATTTGACGATCGTATATGAATTAGCACTTGAACCAGCCTTATAGCGTGAAGAAGTGCAAATGTTAAGATAGTCGATAAAGATAATGTCAGGGCGGAAACCTTTCTTGAGAGAAAGTTCTTTAAGTAGTGCATCGAAGTGTCCGGCGTGAGCAGAAGCAGTTGGGTATTCCTTGATGAATAGTTTACCCTGTGTCTTACCCTTAAGTTTGTTAACCTTTTGCTCAAAGGTCTGACGGGGGATATCCTTGATATCCTGAACGTTCACATCAAGCAAGTTAGCGTCAATGCGTTCTGCAATGCGCTCCTCCGCCATCTCACAGGTGATGTAGAGAACATTCTTACCCTGTGTGAGTGCCCTTGCAGCAAAGTCACACATGAACAAAGACTTACCAACACCAGTACCAGCAAGGGCGATGTTGAGTGTCTTGTTGGGTAGACCACCCTTGGTGATCTTATCGAAGTAGTCCAGACCGAAGGGAGTACGCTCCTCTTTCAGGTGGTAGAAGTCATAGCGTGCCTGGTAGTCAGCGAGATAATCGTGACCCACATGATCATCAAAGGAGACAGCAAGTGCCTCAGAGAGGATCTGTGGGATCGCATCACGACCACGATCCTTATCGGATCCATCCTGAATGCTGATAGCATCCATCAGTGCAAGGAACACAGCACGTTCCTTACACCAGGTTTCGGTGGTATCAACCAACCACTCGGTCTTATTGTCCTCAGGTTCAGTCAGATCATCAAATGATTGACCTAGTTCTTGGAACTCCTCCTCACTAATGTGCTCAATTTCCTCCAGAGCGATCTGAATGGATTTTGCTGAGGGGCAAGAGTCGTACTTAGAAAAGTAGTCTTCGCAGATTCGATAGTAGCGACTCGCGACGGGCGACTCGAAGTAGGTTGCCTTAAGATACGGAAGTACTCTTCGGGTGTAAGTCTCATCGTGAATCAGTCCTTTGATAATGGAGGTTTCTACTGTGGAGATCATGCAGCGTAGTTCAGGTAAGATGACATGATATATTTGGTGCCGGTCTCAACCGGAAGTCCCGCGTGCGGATACATCCACATGGGAGGGAACACTACGACCGAACCTTTAGTGGGTGTGATCTTAGTGTCGGGGTAAAAGATGGTCTCACCACCCTCAAAGTCATCATTGAGATAGAACAAGAAGGAGAGATACCTCTTAGCGGAGGAGAGGGAACCCACATCCACATGGTCAGCAAACTGCTGACCCGTCTCACCAGTATAGCGCTTCACACGGAACTCTTCAAGTGCTATCTCGGGGAAATATGGTGTCTCTAGTGGGAAGTCCGCCCTATAGCGCCTCAGACCGTTCTGGAGGAACCTCACATAAGCACCGACGATAGTCGGGAATGTCTTGTTGAGGTTCATTTCATCAAAGTTCTGTGGTCCGTTCCGCCGCTCGATTAGTTCATCTGTACCCTCAAAGGCAGAGATCAACCAATCGCATGCAGCATTCGGAATCACATTATTATATTGTCTGATGAGATTGTGGTGTGTCATATCAACCTCCGTAAGAGAATGTTCCCTTGGCAATGACATCCAGTTTCTCCATCACTTCTTCTGTGAAGTATTGTTCTGGGTTGGCAAGGATCTGCTTAGCATAGACCTTCTTACCGTCCATCTCATAACGACCAGCAACGTTCTTCCAAAGACCACCTGCTTCACCCAATTCTAGCAGACCATAGTATCTGTCGAGTCCACGCTCATCATAGTAGAGACGGATCTCAACCTGTTGGTTCTCCTTGGAAAGACGAGACTTGGCAGTCTTTGCCTTGATGATGTTACCGATGATCTCCTTACCATCCTTCTCCTTCTTCTTAGAGAGGTAGATGATGGTGGATGCGGAGTACTTGAGACCGCTACCTCCTCCCATCTCCTTGGTGGGAACATAAGCACCAATCACGTCGTATGTGTGGTTCGTAACGATCATGGGGATCTCTGCCTGACCCAGTTTCAGAGTCAGCATACGGAAAGCACCCTTGACCAGTTGTGACTTAGTCATGTCGCGGACGTTCTTCTCAGCGAGAGCATCCTCGATCTCCTTGTTGGTCGAGAGCATACCCAGTGAGTCCAGAACGAACATCAGAGGTGCACGCTCAGTCACGTCTTGCTTGAGATAGTTATCAACGATCTTCAGCGCCTGAGAGCGGAAGTCTTCGATAGTCACAACGTTGGTGACCAGAACACGAGTGGAGTCTACTGCTCGGTCTGTGAGGAGGGACTTGGTGATGGCACTTTCGGTGTCGAAGTAAACCACTCCGCCAGTAGGGTTTTGCTCAAGAAAGTTCTTAACCACGGCAAGTGCAAAGTAAGTCTTACCAGTGCTAGACTCACCAGCAATTGCAGTAATTTTATTACCAGAAAGACCACCATAAATGCTTCCCGAGCAGAGAGCGTTGAAGATGTAACTTCCGGTATCGACATAAGACTCTTCTTCATTAATTTCAGAGGCGAGTTGGGTGTATTCGGAACCGATGTCCTTAGCGATTGATTTGAGAAAGTCCATAGTAATCAAGAAAAGAAGTCTTCGAGGGTAGCGACACGTTCGACCTTCCAATCGATTGTATCAAGGATTGCCTTAAGTGGGTCGATGAAACCCTTGGAAAACATTGTATCGTAATCCAGGTATTTGTCTAGTCCGAACTCAGGTGGCAACTGCCCATTGAAGGCAATCACGTTCTCACCGATGGGATTGGGTTTCTTAAGATAAGCAAACTTAATCTTATCACCATCGTTGATTGAGTTGTACTTATTAGTCACCTTGTGTTGCTTAAGACCGTGGTTGTAAAGTAACGCGCCACGAACATGCATTGGTGTGCTCTTGCGGTAGAGCGTAACAGGATCGGAGAACTTATTAAGGTTGTTACACCCACGGGGGAATGCAACCTGCTCAACGGTTAGAGAAGCATGTTCAGCACGTTTCGCTTCGATGTAGTCTAACAGTTCGTCCTCAGTGCCAGACATGATGATGTCCAGGGACTCTTTGATGTAGGTACGGCATGGAGCAGGAGTGGAAGATTTCACTGCTTCAATACCCATCATCTTGAGAGAGGGTTCCTTGTAACGAACACCTTCATTGTCCCAGACATTGAGGATGTAACGCTTCTTAGCAGTCCAGATACCCTTCTCGGCAATACACTCACGCTTCATGACGAGAGTGCGTTCCATGCAATTCAGATAGTCTGAGAGTTCATCGTATGAGCGATCGATGAATGGAACAATACGGTCTTCGCAGAACTTGTTGAGAATATCGACTGTCTTCTCCGTGGGTGTCCCGCTGGGTATAACGGTAGATACAAGGATACCAAGATTAATGTATATACTGTCAGTATCAGACGCAATAACATAGTCTTCTCCTTTTGTTTTGAGTGTTTTGTTGCAGAACTCATTGACCTTGCGCTCGATCCAGCGGATCGCGACCTGCCCTGTGAGCGTGATCGCCTCGGCGTTGTCGAGTCGGTAGTGGCGGAAGTACTGGTTCCCTAGCGATCCGTAGAGACTATTAATTTGCACCTTCCTTGCTTTCTGGAAGTTATCATATTTAGTAACCTCCTTGGCAGTACGCACCCGAAGCTCCAACAGTTCTTCGTTTGATAGTTTAGTTAGATCCATTGAGTTTCATAAAGAACCATCCAGCGGCGGGCCCAGACATAACAACAGAACCACGCTTCACAGCATTATAGCACGAACTAGGTACAAAGTTCATCTCCACACACCACTGCTTAAAATTACTGATGATGTAGGAGCGACCACAGGGAGACACAGCACACCACTTCTTTGCCCCATTGGTGCTACGGTCTCTTAGTAGTTTAGCATGTTCTGGGCGCGTTCTGCCAGTGTTTGTGACCTTTGCTGCGGCAGTTGCCTTCTTCTGGTTTCCCAACCACTCTTCTCTCCTTTCCAGTGCTACTCTCTTCATAATAGCAGAGAGTTTCGCTTTAACTTCGGGGCGGCGCATATTATTGTTGTCACCATTGCTGTCAATGTGACTGAACCCACCTTCACCACCTAAGGTCATATTGTAACATTTGGGGTCGTTGACGAGTTCTTCGGTTACTGTATCTTTTTCCCAGGCATACATCTCCTCTTCGCTTGAGTGCTCTATCAGGATCTCCTTAGTAAAGTTTTCCCATCCATGCTTTTTTACAGCACGGCACACAGCAACCCCAGATCCACGATAGTTGTCATCGCGATTCGGGGTCTTATGAACTCCATAGTAGAACTTACCGTTCAAAGAGTTAGTTATTTTATAAGAGAGATAAAACAAGTTAGGTAACCGTTACTTCTGCTAGTTATACCGATTTAACTTTATTTTAACTCATCTAACGCTTCTTGTTCTGCTTGATAAGGTACTTCCTGTCCAGTGAATAGTTCCCAACCTCGAACAAGTTCAGGATACAACCACACATCCAGGTCTTTGGAGCAGTACTTCCAATTCTCAGGGACTGTCACACAGGGAACAATCAGTGTGCTCCACAGTGCAACAACGTAAGACCAGACTATAAAGATCTTAGTCACTTGATACCTCGGCGCTTAGTGATT